ATGACTGGAACGAAGTCTGGCGGCGGTCGCCGCGAACCCTCGTATCGTATCAAGCCGACTGATGTTCCGATTATCAAGAAGCGCATCGCTATCGGTGACTTCTTGAACCGGATCGCAGCGGACTACGATGTGAACCCCGGACGGATTTCTGAGATCAAGAAGGGGCGTAAGTTCGCGCACATCCAAGCCGCACGCTAGGCAATAACGGGGAGGCGCAGCGAAAGTTGCGCCTCTTCCCTTCTAGCCGCATCCTCCCAACACTATTCCGATCCCCAACAGCAGAGCCGCCTGCACCGAGCACCCTGCCCGCCAGATCACTCCCGCTGTCGCAGAGGCGCATCCAGCCTGCGACAAAGACCAACACGATTCCGAAGCTGAACAGCAGGGAGCCGATGGGGGCGAGGATGGTGGTCATGTCCCTGCCCTCGGATCAACGATCGTGAATCCCGCGATCGAGCGCGGATGAACGCGGGTCTTGCCCCGGCCTGAATTGGCATCCCAAACCAGCCACGTCCTGCCGTGCAGGTGCCGCTTGAGCACGAACACATGGCCTCGCCTCGCCGCGACCATGCCCGGTGCCGGAGCGGCCCTTGGGAAGCGCAGCCAGTTCGCCGCGAGGTTCAATCGCGGGATGATCCGACCGAAGATATGGAGCGAAGCCCCGCAGCCGCAGTATCGGCGCGGGCAGCCGCGTGGACGGCCGCCGACGATGCGCCCCGCACCGGTCGCCATGACACGATGAAGGCCGGGAGGGATCGGTTTAATTGCGGGATTTTCCCGTAATAAGCGGGATTGTTGAGACATATCAATATGGTGCCGATGATGCCTCAGCCTCGCATCGGCGCTCGACGCAAGCAGGGCGGCGCAAAGCGCCGCCAGAATGACGGTTGGTCGCATGGTGATCTCCGATGTTTCAGGTGAAGGGCTGGTTCAGCCGCGCATCCAGGCGGCGATCTTGGCGATCGATTCCCCGACCATGACGAAGCCGGCAAGGATGCCGATCAGCCCGACGATCACCCACTTCATGAACGTGCCGACTGTGCGGATGGCGCCGACGAGGCGGATACCGTCATTGAGCGTGTCGATTTCGTCATCGCGCAGATTGGAGAGGAAGTCCTTGGTGCGCTCCGGGAGGTCGTCGAACCGCCGTGCATCGCTCATTGCTGCCCGCCCTTACTTCTTGATGATGCGCGCGACATTCTCAAAGCCGCGCTTTGCAAAATAGAACCCCACGATGAGATTCGCCGTTGTCTCGATCCAGCCGCCGAGCGGGTCGGTTGACCCAAGCCCGAGCACCTTGTCGTAGATCAGCAGCTTGCCAACGTAGACCGCGACGGCGTAGCCCATGAGCTTGTCGGGCTCATACCAGTGGCCCAGCGCGGCGACGCGATATTCGGACTGCACCTCGATCTCGCGCTGCTGGACGGCCAGCTCGCGCGTCGCCAGATCAGCGGCGATGCGATCGGCGTCATTGCCGGCCGACAGCTTGGCCTTGTAGGCGTCCAGCGCCTTGTTCAGCAGTGGGCCGGTGAGCAGCGACGCGAGCCATGAGAGGACGGCAGTCACTTCGCCACCTTTGCGATCGACCGCAGCCGCGCCACGATGGTGATGCCGGAGACCAGCATCGCGAAGTAGCCGAGATACTGAGGGTTATCTTTCAAGAGCGTCATCACCTGGTTCTTGAAGTCCGGCGCGCCAAGCAGCGTAGCCAGCGGGTCGACATAGTCGAAGGCCACAGACGACGCGGCGACGACGAGCGACCATGCAACGGTCGCCGACCGGCCGAACAGAGCCCACACCTTTCCCCAGAAGGTATCGGCCTCGGCATAGAATCTCTTCAGCGCGGGCAGCGCCCTGAGAACCGGTCGCGCGAAGATCACGTAAGCGGCGATGAGCCCGGGGATGATGAACAGGAACCAGATCATTTTGCCCTCCTGAAGATTGCGATGATGGCCATGAAAAAGGCCGTCCAAACGGACGGCTGCGGGGTGGGTTGAGACAACTGCCGATCGGGCGGCGCGGGATCAGGAACGGGCTCGGGAGGCGGTACGACCACGGCGGCCACTTCGACAGGCGCTTTCAGCCCGCGCTCAAACAAGGCGGCTTCCTTGTCGCGACGGATCAACAGGCCCCGCAGGCTGTCGTCACCCGCCCAGATACGCTTCATCGATCGGAGTTCTGTCGGGATCGCCGAGAAGCGCTTGGCGGCCATATGCGCCCTGATGTTGCGCATCTCCTGGTAACGCGAACCGGAATTGCTGAACGAGGCGCCCCGATTGTAGACCAGCGACACCAGTGCGCCCTTGCAGTCCGGCGACAGCTTGTCCCAATTCGGCAGATTATCGGCGAGCGCTACGTATTTCGGCAGGGACGTGTTGCTGAACACCGCCAGGGCGGCGGCCCATGGCACGTCAACCTTGCTGCGCACCGACGCCAGGGCGCTCGCTGCTCGCGTTCCGGTTAGCCCTGCGACGGAAGCAAGAGCCAGAACCATAGGGACCGGCAGCACCCCTCCCCAATCTGAGCGAATCTGTGCGGCGGTCGAATAGCCGCAGTCGTAACCGATCCCGATCGTGACCCCGGACGCACCTCCCGGCCGGGTCGGCCGACGATAGAGCTTGTTGTAGACCGCCTCGCTCGACACTTCGAACTCGACGATCAGATCAAAGGCAGCCTGGGAGATGCCGTGCAGCCGCACGCCAGCGCCCCCGGAATCGAGGTTGGGCATTGGTGGTCCTTTCGTTGACTTTTTCGAAATGATCGCGGGTAATAAGATTCACCGAACGGGAATCAAAGACCATGGATTATGCTATCGCCCGAAGGGGGCTGACCGCTCTTGCGCCCGGAGATGTCGTTGCGCTCCGATCTGGAGGCCCGCGAATGACAGTGGTTCAAGTGCTCAAGGATCAGGTCGAGTGCACTTGGTTTGTGAACGGTCAACCGGTCAAGCAAAGCTTCCCGCCAAGCTCATTGCGATACATGGACGTGATCGGAACGATTTGTCGCTGGTTTGTGAGCGATTAGCGTCCTCGGTCAGTGATCCCGGAAATGGTAATTCCTAGCTCCGTAATTTTTTTCGCCTGCTCCGCTACGATCCGTTCGAGAATCGAGATGCGCTTCCGTGCATCCTTCGCACCCCACAGGGCAAGAGGCGAGAGTTGGCCATAGTCAACGGTCCAGACATCACCTTCACTCGATGGCTTATGCACCGCCTGAGGGAAGACCTTTTCCGTTCGCTGTGCAGTAACGCCCAACATGGTGACCCCCGGTCTCGACTTGAACTCGTAATCACCGACCCACAGTTCGTCCAGACGCCGCCCCCAATCGATGCCCGACTTATCGAACTTGGTTTTCAAGCGCTCATCAGATGTTGTCGCGTAAGTGACGCCGGTTCCGTTGTAATTGATGTCGCCAACGACAGAACCGTTGCGATAGAACAACTGAAAGCTGTTGCCTGATACCATCCCGCTCCCGGCGCGAATTTGTACCTGCCCATAGTTTGAATTGACTGACGCTAATATGCCGGGGCTAGAGCCAAGCGGACCTAATGTTAACGACGATCCGATGGTACTGGAAGAAATGCTGGCAGCGGTTGAGAAGCTGAGATTACCGCCAACCACAGCCGAGCCGCTCAACGTCAGCAGGCCGCTTGAGTGCGTGACGGTGTAGTTGCCGTTGGCAAAGTTAAGGACGCCACCACTAGCCAAGTACACGTCGGACCACGAAGATGAAGCCGTACCAAGCCCTCCACCATCGTTGGTCGCAGGCGAAAGATTGCCACTGTCATCAAGAGTTACCTGCGAATCCTGAAGGATAGTGCCCGTGGTGCTGTCGAAGCGTGCGAGTGCATTGTCAGTCGACGACGCTGGGCCACTGACATTCCCCGAACCTGCCGGTGTTGCCCATGTCCCGTCGCCCCGCCAGAACGTTGACGATGATGCGCCAGTCCCGCTGTTCAGGTTCGCAACCGGGAGATTTCCGGTCACGTCAGAGCCGAGCCTTACCGTCAGAGTGTTGCTCGCGCCGCTAATGGTTTTGTTCGTGAGTGTGGCGATGGCAGCGTTCTTCGTCGCATCAGACGTGTTATCGACATTGCCGAGCCCGACATCACCCTTGACCAGGCCGGTCGGCGTCGTGATCGCGGGAGACGTGAGCGTCTTGTTGGTCAGGGTCTGAGCGTCGCTGGTGCCCACCACGGCTCCGGCCGGCGCGGTCTTGAGCGCGAAGGCATCCAGATCAGCGTCCCACGCCTGCACGTCGGAGCCGATCGCAACGCCGAGGCTGGAGCGTGCAGCCGATTCCGTGGTCGCGCCGGTCCCGCCATTGGCAACCGCAATGGTGGTGCCGTTCCACGTTCCGGCCGTGATGGTGCCGACAGTCGCGATATCGGTGCCGATCAGCTTCGACGCGGCGATGCTGCCGGCCAGCATACTGTTGGTGACCTTCCCTGCCCCGATCGCCGTGGTGCAGGATCCGGCCGAGGTCGAGATATCGCCGGTCAGCGCCGGCGCCTGGGTGCAGGCCCATGAGCCCGAGATATCAGAGAACGCCGGCTGCGAGGCGTGTGGGACGCCGGACGTCGAGATCGAATCCAGCCATTGGCTTGCGGTCGGCGCGATGGACTGCACGCCGCCGAGCGTCGAGCTGGTCGGATCAGGCAGCCGCGCGGCCGGCAGCGTGCCCGTGGTGAGATCGGACGCATCGCCCGAGGTCGCCACCGCCACGATCGGCGCACCGTTACGGTATGGCGTCCAGACGTGCGTGGAGGTATCGAGCGCGCCATAGGTGACCCAGATCGCGCCGTCGTAATATTTGAACAGCACCGGGCTCGCTGCGGTGTCCGCCCAGCATTGATACGGCAGCGGCGCGCCGGACGGACCGTTCGCCGGCGCCGAGGATCCCCACGAACACGAGGCCAGCGCCCGCAGGCCGGGATTGAGATAGGTGCCGGCGAAGGTCGACATCGACATCGGACCAGTGGTCGGCGCGACGTAACTCGATTGCTCGGCCGCCATCGCAGGCGTGACAAGTAACAGCGCAGCGCAAAGCGCGCCGGGAAGGCGTTTCTGCAGCATCGGATGAATCCTGTTTGGGCTTTAAGGAATAACGCGAATGACGCAACGCGCAGTCAGCGTCGGCTGCACGGTTCGGAACGAAGCACCGGACCCGCCGGACGACACGGTGCCGGCGGGCGTGTATCCGCCGCTCGAAAAGAGGAATGTGGCCGAAGTCGACGGAGCCAGCATTTGGAACGGGCCAACGCCGCCCGAGGATTGAAACCCGAATTGGCCGGCAACAGAACCCTGCACGACGTTGGCTGACGGCGAGTTGACGGTGATGGTCGCGGGCGTTCCGGTAAAATCGAACGTCGTGCTGGGAAGCTGCGACTTGCTGGTGAGGTTGTTCTTCTCGTTGCCGAGATCGACGTTCATCGCACTGGCGTACTTGCCGGCCCAGGTCGCCGTCAGCCGACCGGCGCCGACATCAAGGCCCGCGATGACCCGGCCGCGGCAGTCGGGCACGCCGATGGTGGTGTTGTCGCCGCCGGTGCCGTAACCGGTGAGGAACACGGTCACCGGCGCGGTGCCCGACGACGTCACGCAGGATGAGCTGTTCAGCGTGATCGTCTTCGCGACCGATGAAAAATCCGCAACGGTACATCCGGAGCCGATTCCCGTGCCCTCGACCGGCATCCCCACGCCAACATCCAGAACGTCATCCGCGACCGTGATGACGGCGTTCCCGTTGATGCGGGTGCCGTTCTGCACCTTCACCATCTTGGCGGCATAGGCCGGATAGCTCGCCCGCGAGATCGCGCGGCCGTCGCCCGGAAGGTAGAGATCGGGCACCGCGCCCTGGAACGAATAGTCAGGACGCCCTACGGCCGCGACATCGATCGGAATGCCGCTGTCCCGGATGAATTGCGTGACCTCCCAATTGCCGGAGCCGAGATGGGTGACGATCGCCCGGTCGCCCGCGGCCGTGGTCAGGTCGAACCCGCCCGGCACCCGCAAGGCTGACGAGTTGGTCAGGACCAGCGCGCCTTCGAAGCGCAGGATTTTCACCGCCCCTTCCGGCGCGCTCGAGCCGAAGCCCGCAACCGTCGTGGTGCCGGTGACGGTGACGTTGGCCTGCGGTACCGAGCCGAGATCGACAGTGGAGCCGGACGCGATGGAGGCAAAGCCGCCGCCGCCGATCGTCCCGATGAAGGCGCTTGTGGTGGGATCGAAGCCGCCGAGCACGGCCCATCCGCCGTTGATGTACCGCTTCCAGCTCCACGGCGTGGTGGAATCGTCGATCCATTCCAGCCCGTCGACGGTCGCACTCTCGACGTTGGCCGGCGCACTGTTACCCTTGTTGCCGCTGGCGATGGATTTGAAGGCGTCGCCGATCTTCTGGCTATATTGCACCCCGGTATAGATGCCAGACGTCGGCGGGACCAGTTCGTTCTGAACCGCATAGGCCGAGAACAGAGACTGCACGGCGCCAGCCGCGAACATGCCGCTTATCGTCGCGATGGCGACGATACTGAGACTTCGTTTCATGGATGTGACCTTCAGTAGCCGCGAACCAAAAGATTGACGCCGGCGCGGGCGACGTTGCTGCCGGCGTTGACGACATGCACGGTGCAGCCCGCCAGCGTGAGGTTGGTGACCTTCACCTCATCGCCGTTGGCGCCGTTGATGATGGCGCGCTGGACGTGCGGGACGTTGGCGCCGTTCGGGCCGCCGTTGAACGGCGTCGGCGCCAACCCGCCGGCGGGAATGCCGTCAAAGCCGCCGGAGTAGAACACCACGTCGAGACCGGTGTCCGGCACATCCAGCTCGGTGTAGTCGTCGTTGCGGTCGGGCACGTCGACGAACCATCGAAACTTGGTGCCGGTCGCGTCGGTCGTGGCATCATTCGTGATCAGCACGAAGCCCGGCACGAAATAGCGCGCCACCCGCGTGCCGGATGAAATCGCGACCCAATCCAGCCAGGTGATGTCACCGGCGAAGATGTCGGCCGGATCGAAGATATCAGGCGCGGCGAAGACATCGGTCTCGCCCTCGACCGCAAAGCGCCAGATCGGAAACGCCTGGATGAACCGCGTCGGCGAGGTGCCGAGAACATCGCCTGAGCCGAGCACATCAAGCTGCGCCAGAAAGTCATCGCCCTGCAGCACGCCGGAGGCCTCGAATTCCGTCCAGAACCGGCATTCCGCCGGCCGGCCGATGTCGACGATGGTCGGCGAGACATAGACCGCGATGTGCAGGCCATCGAGCGCGAGCTGGTCGATGATTTCTTGGGCAAATGCCTCGCCTATCGATTCCCCGACATCGGTGCGGATGAAGCTGCCGCTGATCACGCCGCCGTCGAGGCTTCCCGGCCAGCCCTCGGTGAGTTCGTCTCTCGACACAATGATGTTGCGCGAGATGATCGAGCCCGCGATCGTGATCGACGATGTCGTGACGCTGTAGATCCGGCTCGCGAACGGCGACAACACATAGGCGCGAATGTGATAGGTGCCGTCGCCGGTCGTCGGCCATGGCGGCTGGGTGACGACGTCGCCGACCACGAGGCCGGTGTCCCAGCTCGTTCCCTTGCGGACCTCGTAATAGACCGTGCGCTGGTCCTGCACCGTGTCCCAGCCGAGCACGGTCTGGCCGTCGACGCTGCGCTGATGCAGGTTGGTGATATCGCCCGGCGGGAAGGTGAGCCCGAGCAGCGACAACTGCGATGTGGTGACCCAATTGGAGACCGTGCCATCGGCAAAGATGCATCGGACCCGGTAGGTCCACGACCCGGCCGAGGTCAGCGGCACGTCGACGCTGGTGTGCGGCGGCAGCACCGAGGCGACCGTGGTCCAGACGCCGCCGCCGTCATTGTCGATCGACTGCACCTCGAACGAGGCGATCCGGCCGAACCGTGGCACCTGCCAGGACAGACGCACCAAAGCGCGAACCGATGCGCCATAACCGTCGATCACCTCCAGCCAGGTCAGGCCCCGCGGCGGCAGCGAGAACGGGTCAGTCGGAATCGTGACGTTCGGATTGTAATCCGGGATCGCGCCGCTATCGGCGCTGGAGATCTCCGGCGCATCGTCGACCAGCGTCAGCGTCGCGATCAGGTCTTTCTGATGCGAGATGCCCTGCACCCGGTAGACGGCCGATTCCCGGTCAGTCTCGCCAAAGCTGAACAAGGTCCCCTGTGTGACGCCGGTGAGATCGCCGACCAGCGTCAGCTGCAGGTAATCACCGGCTGCGGTCTCCTCATCGACGGCGCGATCGATGGTGCGCGCATCCTCCGGAACGCGAAACTGTATGCCGTAGGTCTTGCCCTCCTCGATCGTCACCTGTTCGTCGAAGGTGACTACCTGCCCATCGACCGATTTGACCCGACCCGAGGCCAAGCCGATCAGCATCACGTCATAGGTGACGCGGACGCGGTCGCCACGGGTGCAGACCAGATGCTCCCAGCCCACGTTCAGCGTGATCTTCTCAGGCCGGAGCCGCGATTGCGCGATGTGAAACCGGCCCAGTTTCCAGATCTGCGCCGGATCGGTGACGCCGGGAAACTCGATGCCTTCGAACAGCGAGGCGTTGGCTGCGCTATAGCCGTCGTCATAAACGATGCGCTCGTCCTGGGTGTAGCCGTTGGCCGCGTTGATGAACGAGACGCGCCAGCCGTGCGGCTGCTGGACATAAGGCTTCTGGCCCTGGAATCCCCAGGAGTTGCGCGGCGTGAAGTGCTGCACGATCGGATCGGACGGCCGGTCCCAGACCACACCCCATTTGCCGTCAAGAAAGGTTGGAACGGCGCGGCCGGCCGCCGCGATATCGCAGAGCTTGTCATAGACTGAGCCCGCGCCGGTCACGACCTGGTTGAACTTGAACCCGTTGATCTGGCAGTAGTTCGACCATTCGATCAGGCTTGCGAGATCGATCGCCGAATCCGGCCGCGGGCGCGCATTGGCCGGCCCCTGCAGCACATGCCGGAACAGGTCGGCGGGATTATTCGTCGTGACGTTCGGGACCCATGTCGAGCCGTTCGACGAATTGGCAACGATGCTCATCACCTCGCCGTTGAAGGTATCGATCACGCCGGACAATTGATCGGTCGCGCGGATGCGCAGCGCCGTGAGCGCCAGCCACTTCGGAAACCTGATCGGCTGCTCGATCTTGACGCTGCGCAGCGCGGTCCAGACGATCTTTTCCTTGATCTTGTCGTCGTTCTTCTCGGCATTGACCTTCTGGACCATGACCTCGTATTGGCCGGGGCTCGGCAGCACGACGCGGGCGCCGCGCCGGGTCGGGCTGGTCGATCGGGTAAAATGCACAGCCGCGAAAATCGTCCAGCTACTGCCGCCGACAGGGCGATAATAGGCATTGCACTGCACGTCATAGCCTTCGGCATCGCCGGTCTTTTCGTTGATGATGTAGATGCCTTCCGTCGCGGTCCAGTCGACAGAGACCTCGCCTGTCTCGGGAGGTGTGGTCTGGATAATCGAATCCACCCCGCCCGTGAGCGTGATGTTCAGCGGCACCTCGTCGACCTGCATCGGATAGAGCGTGATCGGCGCATCGCCCGGAAACCCCTGCCGGTGCTCGACCTGGTAATCCGAAAAGGACGACAGCGGCGTCTCGCCGATCTTGAGCGATGACACATCGATATAGAGCGGCCCATAGCCCCAGCAGAACAGCAGCCGCAACCACTGATCCTCGCCGACGATTTCGGTGTAGGGCTTTGCCGCAAAGAACGGTGACAGCCGATGCCGCCCGAGGACCACAGGGACTATACCGAACGGATTTTGCTGGTTCTGCGCGCCCTGGATTGAATTGAGCGACCTTGAGTTGACGGTCTGTTGCTCGGCCGGAGGTCGCACCGGAAACAGCGCGTTGAGCGCCAGCGTCCCGGCAAGCATGATGCCGCCGGCGGCCAGCGCCGCGGCGGTCGAGGCTCCGACCGTGATGCCGGTCGCACCGAGCGCCGTGACCAGCGCCGGCGCCGCATAGGGCGCAATCACCAGCGCCGCGACCGTCACCACAAGGCCCAGCACCGAGCGCCAGATGTTGCCGCCATCCTGCAAGCGCGGGATGAAGGTGACGGTCGCGCCTTGCTTGACCCGGACCCGCGACCAGTTCTCCTCCGGAATGATGTGATCGTTGATCCGAACGATCAGGTCGCGCCGCCGATGCCAGCCAGGCTTGTGACTGAGCGCCTCGCCCAAAATCTCTGTGATCGACCATCCGGCCGGAACGCGGCAATGAATGCGAGCGCCGGCCACGGCGTTGAGCGGATGCGTGGTGCCATAGACCGAAACCGTCGCCGCCGGCGGGATCAGCTCGCCGTCGATCACCGCAGGTACAATCGCGTGCATTCATGCGTTTCCGTAGCGGTAGAACCCGACAACGCGGTTGGCGAGCGATCCGGAGCGATAGCGCTCGATCCGGCTCGTCATTCCCTTTGAGACGTGCAGCAACCGCCCCGGCGATGTGACGATACCGATGTGGCGAGGAAAACGGCCCTCGCGCATCAAGACGCCATCGAACGGTTGCTCCTGTCCTTCGGCGATCATCGACCACGCATCCAGCCGGCCGGCAATCAGCCGAGCCATGGCGGCACGATCAGCGGCGGTGACGTACTGCTCGGCATAGGACGGCAGGTCGATGCCGCGCAGCTCACGCATGACAAGCGCGACCAGCCCCCAGCAATCGACGCCAGTGGCCGGGTCCCTGCCCTTGTCAAGGTACGGGATGCCAACAAATCGGTCAAACATATCTTCACCGAGCGGCACCCGACCCTCTATCCTGAAACAGCACATGACGAAGGAGGAAGACATGGATAACGACAAAGCGAGATCGATCGTCGCCGCCGGCAAGGCTCACGGCCAAGGCGGCGTCATTCGCCTTCTACTGGCCTATTGCGCCGGCCGAGAGCCCGACCCGAGAGCGTGGCTGACGCACATCCAAGGTCTTGCTGAAAGGAAGACTTGAAGGGCACGGCGATGCCGGGCCTCAGCGATCAGGAGGGCCTACTGGCGATGAACGCCGGACTTCTGACCATTAGAGATCTTTTTGACGGCCTGGAGACGTAACGGCCTATGCTTCCAGATCATCATCTTGCGCCGCTTTGTATCTGCCGTCACCTTCATGTCACCTCTCAATAAAACAGCCCCGGAAAATACGCCGGCGAGAACGTGCCCGACGGGTACGGCTCTGTGACCAACGCGTCGATCGTGAGGTCGAACGTCAGGAACGATGCGTCATAGGTCAGGTTGGTCATGTCCATGGCCGGCCAGGTCATTTCGACGGTGTCGGGGTCCGACGCCAGAACCACCTCGATCTTGACCGCCGGCGGTGTCGACACCGAGCGCGCCAGCGGGATCAGGCCGCGCGTGACATTCGCGATCGTCAGCTTCGAGGCCGGCGGCGACTTGTCCTGCTCGTCCGGCAGCGTCACGTCGATGCCGGCATAGAGGAAATCGATCCCGCGAGATCGCGTGCGGTACATCAACGGATCGGTCGAGAAGCGCTCGGTCGGGTCGGTCGACAGGTAAATCGGCTCAGGCAGCTCGGGGTGCGTGATCGTGACCAGCAGGATCGGCACTTCGCCGGATTCCTGCCCGAACAACTCCTGACGGAAATTGAGCGACAGCACTCTCATGGCAACACCATCAGCGTGAGGTCGACGCGATAGAGGCTATTCGACAGCCTGAACCGGGTCGGGGCGCTTCCCTTCGGAAACTTGACCAGCAAGGTCTCATCCGCCGCCGTCTGGCTCGGGAACTCGAACGGGAGCGAGCCGCCGAGAAGCGTTTCGTCGAAGAAGGTGCGCAGCGTCTCGAACTGCGCTCCCGTCATCACCATTTGGCCGGACATCGGGCGTGTGGCCGCAGTGGTGCGCCGGCGAGATATCGGCGGACCAACATCAGGCGCATATTCCAGCACACTGTCCGCAAGCCCCTCGCGGAAGCTATCGAGCAGAAGATACCGCGGGAGCGTTTCGGGCCAGGCGTCAACCATCAGCGTCTCGCCAATCTTCCGCGTTCACTTAGCGTCCGGTTGGTCGCGCTCCCTGGATTGGCGACATTCTTCGCCGTGATTGAGTCCACGAACGCTTCGATGTTGATCTGCCCGTTACTGCTGCTCTGCTGCACCTGACCCGCCCTCGTTGAGTCTTCAATCAGGTTCACCGTGATCCGCGGCGCGGACGATCGCCCACCTGCCATAACCGTCGGAATGTCGACGGCGCCGCCATTCGCGAAGCTTTTCCGCAGCCGTTCCAGTTTGTCGACGCCGATCGCCCTCACGCTTTCGGCGTCGAACACATACTCGCCCTTATGCACCACGCCGGCTGGCTGATATTTGCCGCCGCGGCCGGTAAAGCCGCCGGTGTCGAAGCTGCCAAAGCTGAACGCGCCGGCGAGCGGATTGAACAATGACGATCCGCCACCGCCCAGCATCCCGGCAATCGGCCCAAGCACCGCCTTCTTGATCGCGATCCGCGCCAGCTCGTGCATGATAATGTTCGTCATCGATTTGAACGCATCGGCAACCGAGCGTGTGCCGGTGATGACATCGGCAAGCTCGTCAGACATCCGATCGAGCGACTGGACGGCGACCTGCTCAAGCTGCTGGCCGATGTTGGCCGATTCCCGCGCGAAGGTAGCGAGAGGGCCATTCAACTGCTCAAGCTGCCCGCGCGCCTTGGCGTAGGCGTCGGCCAGCTCATTGATCTTCGCCCGCTGTGCCTCGGTGACCTCGGTGTTCGCCTTGCCGGCGCGATGATTGGCCTCCCGCGCTGCCGTCTCCAGTTCGACCACGACCCGCGCCCGCTCCCGCGCTGCCACCGTTTGGTCGATGGTGGACACTTCGACGCCCATCAGGTCGATCTGGCGCTGTGTCATCGCCATCCGGCGCTCGAATGTGTCGCGATCGGAGCCGGCGCCCTTCTTCGCCGTCGCGGTTACCGGGTTATCCTTGAGGCTGATTTTTTTTGTCGCGAACGGCGAAAAGGCGTCGTCAAACCTGCTCGACGCGGGCTTCTTGGCCGCCGCCTTGTCCGCCTCCGCGTTGGCGGCCGACATCGCCTTGCGCAGCGCGTTGAATCCTTCCGCCCGACTGGCGATTGCATCGCCCGCAGCCCGCTGAGCGAGCGATCCGGAGGTGTCAAACAGGAAGCGGTAAAGGTTCTGAAACGACGGGTCATTCCAAAGGTTCTGCGCGGCCGCGCCAAGGGCGTCCAAGCCTCTGTTGGTGTCCTGGAGGCTCTTGCTACTCGCCAGAGACGTGAAGGCGTCAGCGAGCTTGGTCACGGCAGCGGCGAGCGTATCAAGGGCCGACGTTGCCGCCCTGCTCGCGCCGCTGGCGTCATTGATGCGCTTGGCCGCGTCAACGGCGGCATTCTGCAACCGCTCGAACCCCTGCGCAACCGTGAGTGACGCGCCGGCAACCTGCTGGTTGAGCATCACGGCTCCGGCCTGGAACCCCTTGAAGAACGCGGCCGACGACACCTTCCCGTCGACGACAAGCTGCCGCAGCTTTGCGACTGACCCGCCGGCCTCGGTGATGCCGTTGGCCGCGGCCTGCACGATCGGCAGCGCGCCTTCCAGCATCGAATTGAATTCCTCAGCCCGCACCACACCGGAGCCGAGCGCCTGCGATAACTGCAACAGCGCGCCGGATGATTCCGCCGCCGACTTTCCCGACACGCGCAGCGCGACGGCTACGTTGTCGGTAAACTTGAGCAGTTGCTCGGTCGAGACGCCGAGCTCTTTCTGTACCAGGCTGGCGCGGCCATAGAGCTGCACCAGAGCCTCGAGCGGCGCGGCATTCTTCTGCGCCGACACGAACAGCGCGTCATAGACCTTGGTCAACTGCTCGCCGGAGAGGCCGGCGACCTTCAGGGCGTTATCGATGCGCGTGGCGGTGTCGATGAGCTTCTGTGCCTCGCGCACGGAGAAAGCAGCCGCGAGGGCGCCAACCATACCCTTGCCCAGCCCCGCGAAGGTTCCGCCCATCTTCTTGCCAAGCCCATCGAACTGTTTCTCGATATTTTTGGTGCTGGCGCGCGAGTCCGTTTCCAGCTTCTTGAGCGCGCGCTGGATCTGGCGGGTATCCGCCGAGATCGACAACACCATTTGCTCGAGGTCTTGGGCCATCAGCCGTATTTCTCCAGAAGCTTCGCCATCTCGTCCTCATCAGGAGGATCGGTCCTGTCGGGGTCGGCGTGCATCTCGTTGAAGATGTCGACCGCGTCGAAGAACTCTGTGACGGTCACCGCCCAGAAATCCGCCGGCCGCCAGCCCATCGGTCCGACAGCGGTTTTCAGCCAGTCGCGCCAGGGGAAGGGCTTGTCGTCCTCGTCGCCGGCGCGCCTTCTTCGTCGGCTTCGGCTTTTCCCTCGGCATCCTTGAGGTGATGGCTAAGCGCCATGCTGAACGCCTTGGCGCAGGCCGGGAAGTCGGAAAGCGACAATTCCGCCGCGGCGCGCGCCCCGTCGCCCTTGACCGCGAGGTGCTGCACACCGGCGATCGTCGCCGCAACCTCGACGCCGAGCAGACGCTGATAGAGGTCGCCGAACGATTTGCAGTCCAGCGCGGTCGAGACCGCAGCCAACCTGCCGATCTCGGCGGCGATCACCAGATCGACAGAGCCGACGCGGAGCGGCACTTCGCCCCGCGCGCCATTTGCTGACAACGCCATCGGTTACGCCCCGATAACGTCGGCGGTGCCGCCACTGGTCGCGGTCGCGCTGCCCGACGAGTTGGTGGCGGTGACCGCGACCGTGATGGTGGCTCCGATATCGCCGGTAACAGGGATGTAGGTTTCCTCCGTCGCGCCAGAGATATCCGCACCGTCCTTCTTCCACTGGAAGGTGAACACCGCCGAATGCGTCCAGGTGCCGACGTTCGCCGACAGCGTCTGACCCTCCTGGGCGATGCCGGCGATCGACGGCAGCAACGTATTGACCGGCGCGCCGGACTCGGCCGTGAAGGTGAGCGGTCCCGCCGCCGAGAAGGTAGCCGAGAACTCCACATTGCCTTCCATTTCTCCAGATGCCTCATAATCGGAGACCATCCACGAGCCGGCATACGTACCATCACCTGGCACGACCACCTGAGCGTTGAACAACTCGCCGGCGCGGATATGGCCCATCAGGATCGCCTGAGTGGCACCGCTGATAAACTTGCCGGAGCCGGTGAAGGTGCGGTTGACGATGCCGGGTTCGGCGGTTTTCTGCACGGCCCCGCCGGGATTCTCGCAATCCGGCACGGTCGTATCGATCTCGCTGGCTGACAGGTTGAAACTGCGGGTTGTCAGGCCGCACAGATTGGCGAAGGCTTCCGGGCTTCCCCCGTCCCCAATCTTGATGAGAAGCAAGCGGCCTTTTTGCTGCGACATGAGAGCGTCCTTTCACGACAAAGCGCCCCGCGGTCGCAGGACGGTCAAGGTTGAAATTTGCGGGTAGTTACTCGGTGACGATGGCGACGAACTCGACGACGCCATGAGACGTCAATCCATCGGCATCGCGGAAAACGCGGGTTTGTCGATGCTGCAACGTGATAACGGTGTACGTCGCCAGCGTAGCATCCCAATTGTGCATCGATTTCGCGACGGCGTGCGCAATCTTCTCAGCTTCGACAAAACCAACGCCGCGTGACCAGACATCAACGCCGAAATTGATCTCGTAGCCGGTAACACACGTCGCATCATCTTGCAGAATGTCGACGCGGGCGAAATTGACATACGGAAACGGCGCATCTTCGGGCACGTTGTCATAGACGCGGCCGCCGATCAGAGTCGACAGCGCCATATCGGCCTTGAGCCGCGCCACAATTACGCCCTGCAATTCCAACGATGGCGAGGTCATCCGGATTTGGCCTTTCGGATCGATTTATTGACGGCGTTCGCCATCTTCCGGCGAATTTTCTTCCGCATCGCCCGGTAGGTCGGGAAAATATGAGGCTGCGCCTTGGTCGCGGCATGGGCGCGGTAGGCGCGCGTCAAAATGAATACATTGCGATAATTCCGGTTGCGTCGTGGAGCCTGCGCCTCGTGCGCCTTCGTCCCAAATTCGAGAAAGCGCCACGTGAACCACGCGAAGATACCCCACGCATTCTTGTCTTTTGTGAGCTGAAGGCCGATCGGCTTCTCCAGATCGTTCCTGCCTTGCAGCGGTCCCGCCTTGATCGAATCTGCATAATGTCCGGTGTCTCGCGGCGCGCGCGCCCTGATCGCGGCGGCTAGTTCCTTCGTCGCCTCCATCTGCGCTTGCGCAAGCTCTTCATTGATATTCGGTACCATATTCATAAGTTTGCGCATCACGGCATCACGGCCGAGGAATTTAGCCTTGATCGCCATCAGATGACACCCATGTCACGCGCGTCGCAGATGATCGACTTGATCTCGGGGGACGGCTCAAAGACGATGCGCCCGGCGCCGATGTAGTGCGTCGCCGGATCAGAGAGCTTCGTTTCACCATCCAACAAACGCTCGATGCGCCTTTCCAACGCGCGATATTGCTGTCCGTGGCATGTCGCGAGAGCGCGGAAAATCCGTTCGACATCAGCAATGGCGTCGTAGATCAACTCCACCTCAGCGGTCAGTGACAAGACAAGCTGCGCCATGGCTACGCCGCCACCCCGCGCTCACACAACAACGAAATCCACTGCCGATCGGTCTCCGGCGTCACATCCCGCACGGCCCAGGCGGTGCCGTCACGCGCATCGACCAGCCGCCAGTCCGAATTGATCTGCCGCGTTTGCGTCGATGACCGCAACGTCACGATCATCGGGTGCTTGTTCTCAAGCCGGGAGGCGATGACCGTCTCACCTCCGCGCAGATGTACGAATGCGGCGCGTACCGTAAATTGAGTGGCGAAGTCGGACACGGTGTTGCCATAGCCGTCGTCCTGCTCGACGCGCTTCTGGCAGTGGACCTTGTAATAAAGGCTCGGCGCGCTGATCTTCACCATCAGATACCAACTCGGCGAAACGGCGCGACCAGTGCATCAATCGCGCGCTGATAAGACTCCCTCACCGCGGGTTCAAGCGGGTCGTAGTTCAATTTGACCTGCAGGATGATCGCCAGCTTGATAGGCTCGGGCACGGTGCTCTGCGCGGGCGTCTCACCTTCAGCTGGCGTCGTGGCGTATCCAGCCTTGAACGTGACCGAGACGGCATCGCGCCGCGAATAACTGCCCGGCCAGGACTGATCCGGTTTCAAACCGACATACGGGCCGCGCGCATCAGAGAAAAGGGCATAAACCGACGTATCGAGCGTTTGTTGCGCGTTCTCGCCGTCGAAATAGGTGATGCTGTCGACGGACAGCACCGGAGCCAGAGGCAGCCGCAGGCAGTCTGAGAAGCATCCGAAATCTTGTCGCCAGGTCTGCTCGACCAGGCAGCGGCCGAGGATCCCGGTCCACCCGTCGAAATGCTCGGTCGCAGCCGTCAGCAACGCGCCGATCATCGCATCATCGTCGGGATGATCGACATGCAGCTGCGCCTTCACATCAGTCAATGAAACCGGTGTGATGTCTGGCGGCGTGACGCGGACGGGTGCGAGCATCAACTATCCCCAAGAGAGAAGGAGTGGCCTTCGGGCCACTCCTATTGTCAGGCGATAGGACGCTGGGTCGCGTGGCCGAGCACCACGACTGCGCCGGCGGCGATGGATGTACCGGACTGTTGGGTGATGACCGCGCGGATGTAGCGCTTCGTGCCGACATAGCCCTGCCGATAAACCGACGACGCCTCAAGAGCAGCCGGCAGGTCGCCTATCAGATCGGCAGCGACGACATCGGAAAAGTCGCCGTCCGTCGTGGTGTCGCTTTCCTGCAGCTTGATGTCGAACAGCCCGGCGCCGGCAATCGCTCCGGTATTGATGACCAATGCAGCACTGTCATAGCCGCGAAGATCGACTTCCGAGCCCTTGAGCGTGGCCGTCTGAACCGCCGGGACAAGCGATGCCACGACGCCGATATTTGACGCGAGATCACGCATTTGCGTGCCCTTTCATATTGGAGAAATTGGAGAGAAAGCAGGCGGCCGCAGCCGCCCGCAGATCATCAGTCGCCGAATTTCAGGAACTTTACGGCTTCGAAGGAGATGGCATCGCCGCCAACGCGCTTGGTCGTGTAGAAGCCGACGTAGGGCTTGTTGGTCAGAGCATCGCGCAGCACGCGGATGCCGACACGATCCACGATCTGGTAGGCCTCGCGGAAGTCGCCGAAAGCGATCGACAGACTGTCGGCCGCCATCGCTGGCATATCCTCGCCCTCGACCACGTTGAAGCCGAGAACCGTGCCGCCGGAGAGCGCCGAAAGCGAGGGCTGCCAGGCATAGTTGCCCTGCCCATCTTTCAGCTTGCGAAGGGCCGCGACAGTCGCTCGCGACATCATGAAATTCGCGTTCTGGCGATACTTCGCCTTCAGCGAATAAACGAGGTCGATCAGCTTGTCGGTGCCGTTGGTGGTGGTGCCGAACGTTCCATCCGTGCCGGTGAGCACGTGCTGGAACGTGCCCCACGCTCGGGTGGCGTCTGCCGTCGCCGCGGTCGGATAGGTCAGAAGGCCACGCGGCTGACCGACGCCCGTGCCGTTGAGGAAGGCGGCGTTCTCGGTACGGGCAAACTTGTCCGCCGTCTTGTCCGCGAGCCAGCTTTCGATGTTGAACATGGAATCGTCCAACAGCTTCTGCGTGACCTGCGGGAAGGCATACAGCTCGTGCACGGGGATTTCCCACTTGCCGAGCTGCGGCGTTCCGGTGGCGGGACGAGCCTGCGTCTCCCCGACCCAGCCGGCGGTGCCCTCGCCGAGATCGTTGAAGCCCTCAAGGCGATCCGTGCCGATGGTGACGACGGACGCCACCTGACGCATCGGGGTCGTTTCATAAACCCGCTTGATCATGCGACCAGACACGTCAGGAACGACGGTATAACCGCCATCCGGGTCAGACCCGACCGACATGGCCTTGCGCTCGTCGAGCGACAGACGCTCGCCCTTGCGCATGTAAGCGACGAAACCAGCCTTGTAGGCGCGATAGCCGTCAAGATCGACCTGTTCGCCGCGCTCGGCGCCGAACTGCGCCGCCGCCTTGATCTCGTCCTTGTCGGCATCAGAGCCGCCGCCGAGCGAAAGACGGTTGAGCTTGGTTTCCAGCTCGTCGCCGCGCCTCTTCGCCTCGTCCTGGATCTTGTCCAGAGCGGCATTCAGCTTTTCGACCTTCTCGACGGTCGTGGCATCGGCCGCGCCAAGCTTCTTGATCTCGGCCTGCATTTCGTCATTCGCCGACTTGAAGGCGACAAAGGTCTCGCCCTGCTCATCGAGCAGTTTCTTCAGTTCCGGGTCCATACGGACCTCCTATTTTCGAGTGAGGATTGACATGTTGCGGCGGATGATGTCCGCCAATTCATCGCTCGCCTCACCGGCATCCCGCTCGGATCGGATAGCCTTGAAGCCGCCTGCCAGAAGGGCCTTGGCTTCACTCGCGGAAAGCGGCGGCAACGTCCCGTTGCGAAGCGCTTCCTCGAATTCTCTGATTGTCTTGATCTCGTCGGCAGATTTGACGCCGGTGACACGGGCGTTCTCGTTCATGCCGAAGGGCACAAGGCTGATTTCCATCAGCTTCACTTCCTTGAGCATCCGCGCTTTGCGGCGCCCATCATAGGAATGATCGACGGCGTGATAGCCAATCGACATCGCGTCGATAACGCCCTCCTTGAGGTCGATATAGGCGTCCTTCCCGTCCTGTTTTTCGAGCAGAAGCCGTCCTTTGACGAACAAGCCCTTTTCGTCTTCGACGATATCTGTCCAGACACCGATGCGCTTGCGCCGATCGTGGTCGGCAAACATCTTAACGCCCTTGGTGCCACTCGATTTCAACGACTTGGCAAATGCGCCCGCCACAACGATATCGCCGCCGAGATCGCGCTCGCCAAAGGTCGAGGCATAGCCCTCGAATAGGCCAGCATCGGTCACGCCCTTGACCTCAAGAGCAAACTCAAGCCTATCCATATCGTCTATTCCTCGTTGTCCGGCTTTGCAGGATCGGCAGGCTTGTTGACGACCGGCTTCGCCAGCTCGTCACCACCCTCAATGCGGTCCATTTCCTCGAGGCCGCGCACCTCGTTGGGCGTCATCCAGGCGCCGGAGCCGCCGGACCCGAGCGCCTTTGCATAGAATTCCGCACGATCCTTCGCCGCGCCGCGCATCAGCGCGTTCGGGATGAACTTGGTGTAGTATCCGGCCGTCAGTTCTTCTTCCGAGAACAGGTTGACGTCGGCCGATTGCTCGATCCGCTGATACCAAGGCGCCAGCGTATGGACGACGTGCGCCAGAAACATCTGCTCCGCGCTGGCATAGGTCGCGGCCTTATCCGACTGGCCGACCATGATCGGCATGACGCGGAATTCGCGGCAGATTTCCTCGATCTGGAATTTTCTGGTCTCGATAAGCTGCTGATCGACAGCGCTCATCATCTGCGCGGCCCATTCTGCCTCGTTATCGAGGATCACGGGCTTGCCGTACCGGTCGCCGCCCGGTGCATGCCGGTCGAGCCACTTCGCCAGAAACTCAAATCGCTCCGGCGAAAGCTTGTCCTTCACCGAGTAAGACGACGACGGCTGAGCGCCGTTCTTCTGAAACTCGGACTGCCCCTGCTCAAGCGTGACTGCGAGGCCGATCGCGTTGCGAGCGAGCTTCGTCGCCTCCATGCCCATCCAGGAATTCCATGACGGGCCGCGAAGGTGCCAGATGGCGTCTTGCCCGAACACTGTGGCCTCGCCGGTCTCAGTGGCAGTCACCCTGTATTCGAGTGAATAGTCCTTGTTCTGCTTGACCGTGACGCGCTGCGGCTCGATCGGGATCAGTTCGGAAACCTCTCGCTCCGTCCCAACGCGGTTGACGAAAACATAAGCGTTCCCGCACAGGATCAGGTGGAGCATCAATGTTTCGCGAAACTCGAAACTCGTCTGCCACGGATTCGGGCGCCGATAGAGGCGGTGATAGACCGGATGATCCTTTGCCGGCTCATTGCCGCCGGTAGCATCGCGATAGACCTTGAACGGAACTTGCGCCACTCCTTCCGCTATGACCCGGCAGCAGGCCAACACGGTCGCAACCTCAAGCGCGGTCTGCACGTTGACGACGACCCCAGATCGAGATTCACGGCCACCGCCGTAAACCTCGCGCATGAGATCGTCCAATGAGGCCGCTTTCTGTTCGCGGCCAACCAGTCGTTTCCAGAAGCCCATAAAGCGGATTCCCTACGCGACTTCCCAGAAAGACACGGTCTCGTCCTGATGCGTCCCCGCCACGCTCATCGCCATGGTGAGCGCAACCGCGCCGTCGATCCGCCCGTGCGATTTCTGCTTGGACAGCTTGCGATTGCCGGCCGGATCCGGCTGCACCGTTGCATTCAGCATGCACATCGTCAGCACCGGGTGATCGCCATGCGCCAGCTTCTTGTTCAGGACGGCGCTCTCAAGGTCACGCAATGCCGGTGACATGCTCTGGAATCCTTGCCCGAACGGCTCGAACACCGCGGCGTCTCCTTCCAACTGCGATTCATCGAATCCGGCCTTGAGCAGCCACGGCTTCAGATGCCGCCAATTCCAGCGATCGAACGCAATCTTGCGAATGTCGAGATCGTCAAACAGGCCGCGCAGATACTCCGCGACGTAAGCGTAATCGACGGTCGGCCCCGGCGCAGCCTGCAGATAGCCCTGCTTGTGCCAAACATCGTACTGCACCCGATCAGCGCGGGCCTTCTCGGCCAATCCCTCGCCCGGCAACCAGAATGTCGGTTTCACCTGCCAAATGCCATCCTTCGGCGCGACCAACACCAACGCCGTCAGGTCGTTGACCTCCGACAGGTCGAGGCCGCCATAGACCGGCAACCCCTCGAAGCTTTCGACCACAGCCGCGTTGCAGGATCGCCATACGCTGGCGGACAGGAACGGCGCGTTGGCTTCAACGCGCTGGTTGAGGAAGAGCCAACGGAAACTATTCTCGTCGGTCGGCAGGCGCTCCGCCTTGCGCGCCATGTCCTCGATGTCGGTCACCGAGCGAAAGACGCCCATGGCCGGATTTGCCGCCTGCCATGCCGCGCGGTCGGATAGATCGCAATCGGCCGGCGCCGCGTGAAGGTGACTGACGATGCGTGGGTCCTGCGACGATGCCGCGTCGTCCAGCCACCGTGAAAACAGATCGTTGTCGGTCGACGCCTGCGTCGAGATCGCGATCAGCAACGCCTTGCCGTCATACGCGCCCTGCGAAGTCTCGATCGCTTCGACAAAGGCGTCGGTCGGACCCTTGATCTGCCCGACCTCATCGAGGATGGCAACGATCGGTGAGCCACCGTGCGCGCCCTTCGCATCGGCCGAGATCGCCTTGTATTCGACGTTCATCGGCAACCCCGTCAACTTCTTCTCCGAAGGCGTCGCCTTGATGATCTTCGAAAGCTCCGGCGACTGCATCACCATCTTCCAGGCGTAGTTGAAAACCTCCGCGGCTTGATTGCGCGTCTGCGCGCCGGAAACAATGCGGCTGTTCTGGTAAGCCTCCGGGCCGACAAGATGCGCTAGAAGCAGGCACGCAATTGTAGCCGTTTTCCCATTCTTGCGCGCCATCGACAGGTAGGCTCGCGACGTCCCAGCCGGGTTGTCGTAGATGTCCAGGATGAACTGCCGCTGGAACGGCAGAAGCTTGATGGGCTTCCCGAGCAATCCACCTTCCGGTGCGCGCAGGTATCGGTGAATAAACTCGATGACACGTTCACCGCGGGTCAGATGTTTCCTCGCCATCGTCAGTTCGGTCGTGCCAGCAACTCGTCGTCGAGCGGGTTGTCCGCTTCGATCTCTTTCGCCATCGTCCGCCGCTTGGCAACGTCACGCCCCTCGCCGCCTTGCGCGCGCGCGTGAAGCGATAGCGTTCGCCGCGTCGCCATGATCGATGTGTCCAACATCCGCACGCCGCCGAGCAATGGGTTCTGACACGGCGTCCCGTTCGCCGTCGCCGCCGTCAGCCCTTCATCATCAAGCCGCTCCAGGTTGTCCCGCAGCATCCGCATCTTCTTCGCCAACAACGCCGCTAGCTCAAGCTGATGCGCGGTCCACTCCGATCGCGCGAACTCCGCGATCACGCTCGCGAAGAACGGCATGTCGCAATCTTTCAGAGGCACATTCGACGGCGGCCCGATCACCGTCGCCGCTTTCGACATCACGCGCACAGCCTCCGCCGCGCTGTCGATACGCGCCTTACGCTTGCCCATCTAAAAACCTGTAATAGCGATTGCGTTGTGGGGGGCCGCCGGTCTCCGGCCTGGAACCTGTAGAGATTTCACACCCCCCGCCCCATTGCGACCAAAATGTCACAGTGATAAATTTATCACACATTGCGCTGCACAAAGTTCCAATGTGACATCACTCACACATCACACAGCGCCGATCGGCCTCGGCCCTACCGCGCCGCCGGATGTCGCGGATCAACGGGGTATCCATCATCACCGACCCTCACCGAGAAGCCCTTGTGGGTCTCGGCCTGCTTATCCCGATCGTGGTGTGGCTTGCACAATGGCTGATGGTTGTCGGGATCCCAGAATAGATCGAGGTCGGACTTGTGATCCGTGATGTGATCGACCACCGTCGCCGGGGTGACCTTGCCCTCGCGCTGGCACATGACGCACAGCGGATGCCGCCTGAGGTATCTTTCCCGATAGTTGCGCCATCGCCGGCCGTAGAGGCGGCGGTACTGCTTGGCCTGATCGGAGCGATGGTCCATGCTCGGCCTGAATGCGGGCGTAGTTATCCATTGCGGCTGCACCATTTTGCAGCCCAGCGGAAAGGATGAACCACGTCGCTGTTGGGACGCGACAATGCACATGATTTGCCCGTCTGTATATTCGTAACACTACTGCACCGTAAGACTACGCATTCGCGCTCGCTTGCTTCGACGCGGCTTGCGACTCTTGCGGCGACCAGAGCGCGAGGCTTCCGAGACGCATCCGTCAAATCTGTTATGGGCGCCGGCCGCATGATCGAGAACGAGGCGCGCCATCTCGTCATTGGAAATGCGCATAGCGCGATCACCGTCCAGCAGAACGCCAATGACACCGTCGACGCCCTGCACCGGCGGCCAATCATCTCGGCTTGACCGGAAGAACACATAGCCGGGGACGGCCGCCCGTTCGGACGACGACAACCTGCCACCTGACACCCACGACCTCACATAGGTCGGCAGGAAGGCACCGCGGTCCAATTCTTCGATCTTGGCTCGGACAACATGCTCGCGGCCCGTGAACGTCCGACAAGCCGCCCAGAACTGCTCAGCCATGAACTTCCCCTTTGGTTGAGAGGAGAATGCGGACAAGTTCGACAACGTTTCGCACGCCGTACTTCCGAAATACCGCGACGCGGTGTGCCTCAACAGTCCTGTGGCTGATGCCGAGCCGTTCAGAGATTTCCTTGTTCGAAAGCCCCTGGATCAGCAGATCGCAGACGGCCTGCTGCCTGTCGGTCAGGGCATGGTTCTGCACATTCATGCTGCCATCCGCTCGCCATCATCATCCGGGTCATCATCATCGTCGGGATCGTAGGAAACGACGACGCGCGACCCCGGATAATCCCCGCACCATATCTCCGCAGCTTCGACAGCCTCTCGCCAGTCTTGTCCCGACCAAACGCAGACTTCCCCGCCGTCTGGCTCGATCAACACGACGACAAGGGACCATTCCCGGTTGAGAGGTTGGCCGGGTGGATGCACCCACGCTCGCATTACCTGAATGATGGTCTGACGGTGTCGTGGGAATGCAATGATATCTGTCATGACGCCTTTGCAACCTCCTCCGCCCGATAGGCGCAATCCGCGCATTCCTCGGATCGCGGGTTTCCCACGTAAGGTGTTCCGCAGGCTCCACACCGACGAAGGTGATTACCTGGCTTCCAGCCGCGAAGAGCCGGACGTTTGTCCCGCTTCGCCTGGTCGGCAACAGATTGACCCTTTCGCTCTGGCGGGAGCAGAGAACGCGGAAGATTTTCCAGTTCGGTGATCGCCGAAGGCTTGGTCTTGACGATCTTCGCGAGCGTCTTTCCAACGGGAGGCACCGACGCAATGCGTGGCGGCTCAACTGCGCGGGTGTTACGCCTGTTCTTGAACCAAGTAATCGCCAACGCCTTCCACAACGGCGTCGATGGGTGCGCCGCCCGGAACACGTTGGCCTCGCTATAGGCTTTCCTGCCCATGCCGGCGATCGTGGCGATCAACGCAGCGTCGCTGATGTCGGAATACTCGTCGCCGTAGACCAGCAGATCGATGGCCTTGATCTCGATTTGCGTGAGCGGACAGATACCGGAATTCCGTGCGATCTTCAGAACCCGAACTGTGCCCTCCTGCCCTCGCCCGCGCACCAGCGCGCCGATGGCTGATATCGCCATGGTCTCGGCGGGCTTCGGATCCTTGGTCGGCGCGCGCAATGTCCGAATACCGGCTTCACGACATACCGCCTCGATTGCCAAGGCTTCGTCGTCACCAGCCGCGATAGCCGCGACGTGAAGCTGGGCCGCCGTGACGGCAACCCGATCCTTGTTGTGACCGATGAAGGCTGCTGCCCGTTCGGCGCGTTGATCGACATCGACGATCATCACCGGAATTTTCTCGACGCCGGGATGGGTCGCGGCGGCAATCGCGGTGTGCTGCCCGTCGATCAGTTCCAACCCCGCATCCGTCATGACCGCGCAAGGGGCTTTGAACTTCGCCCAATCCCAGCCGGCCACGATTTTGCGAACCAGCTTCAGGCTGCGCTCGCTGCTGTCGCGCTGATAGCCCTCGTCGACGAGCAGCGTCGCCGGTTCGACCCACTCAAAGATCGGCAGCGCACGCGGCATCCCGCCGGGCACGAAACCGTTGATCTCGATAGGAGCGATCGGTCGATGCGTCACGCCGCCCACTCCTCATTCGAGAACTGGATACCATCGAAATGCTTGTCGCAGATGACCTCCCAATAGGTGGAGTTGTTGGGACTGTTGTTGGTGGCAATATCGACCACCCGCATCGCATCGTCGGAACTGAACCCATTCTTGGCCATGATCTTTCCGATCTCTCGAACGCCTTTGCAGAGCGCGCTCCGTATTGGATCGGCCATGAAGCAATGGCCGGTGTCGATATAGTCCTCGAAGGTTGATAGCGTCATCGCGCCGCTGAACTTGGCTGGCAGGTCAACCTTCGCCCCTGGATTAGCATCGTGCTGCTCAATCGCAGCCAGAAGAACTGCAAGGGCTTTTCCCAGACGGGCCTCATAGTCGTTCATGGCAATCCTCACTGGCTGATCAGTTCCATCTCAGGGATGTATTCGAAGATCGTGCTGCCCCGTCGCCCGGTTGGCCGGTGCCGAACTTTCCCGACTTCGACCGTTAGTTGCTGGTTCTGGTGATCGCTCTCGATCTTGATTCCGTAATCCGCCTTGTTGACCCAATGCGAACTGTCCGCCGCGTCGTAAAGCGATAGCGAGCCAGCCCCTTTCAGGCCGCCTTCCTTCGTCGGGTGGATGACGACGATCACCAGAACGTTGTTGACCCGCGCGAAACGCTTCAGCTTCTTGATGGCGCGGCCGACGTATTCGGTCAGGCTTTCATCACGCCGCCGATGATGCTCAAGCTCGTTCCACGGATCGATGATCAGAACATTCAGGCCAAAGCGCACCACGGCGTCTCCGGCGCGGTCCAGAACCCAATCGATGGTCGGGTCTTCCGCATCGTCGTCGATCTCGCAGCTCATGAACATGAAGCGCTGCTCGATGAATTGGTCCGCGGCCCTGAGGCGAGGATCGAACGGATGCACGCCGGAGGCCGGCTCCCCGAGATACGCATTGCGCAGTAGTTTCTGCATGTACGGCTTGACCTTCATTTCGAAGGTCGCAATCCCGATGTTCCAGCCATGGGCGCGGGCCAGGTTGGCCGCGAGTTGCGTGGTCCATGTGGACTTGCCAGACCCCGGAATGCCGAGGACTGTCATGAACAGTCCAAGGTCCATCATCAGGCCCGCCATACCTTCCTGCACCGGCAGGTCGAGCCTCCCCCAACCGGTCGTCACCGGCTGCATCGCCGGCGGGTCGGGAAATTCACTCATCCGGTAGATGCCCTTGACGGGATACGGCGTCGCGTTGGCGATCATATCGACAACAGTCGATGCGCCGTGACGGATCAGCACCTCGTTTGCGTCCGGCTTTTTTCCACCGCAATCCGGATAAGTCACGAACGAGCAGCGGACCCGTCCAAGGCGCCGGGCCAGTTCATCCCGCAGGCGATGACCAGGGCCGTCATCATCCGTCATCAGGATAAACCGCTTGATCTTCTTCAAACGCTCCCAGTTGTTGACGAGGAATCGGTACTTGTCGTCGTTGTTCGGATCGACATCGTCCGCCGTCTCCGGCACCGGCGGCAGCTTGTTGCCGTGCGCATCCTTGTCCGGCGGCGCTCCGTCCGGAACCGACACAGCGAACGGATATCCGGCGGAAAGCACCGCGAGGCAGTCCGGCTCACCCTCGGTGATGACGAGCGCCGCCGATCCATCGGACAGTTTCGGGTCGTCGAGAACGTCGGCGTTGTAGAACGTGCGCCGCCCATTCGCCCGTTGCCATAGGACCTTCGAACCGTCGGCGCGTGGCCTTCCGCGATACTTGGCTGCAACCTCTGCTTCGTTTTCGAGGTAGGGGAAGACGAGGATATCGCCGCTCGCGTCGGGAATGACCGCGCCGCTATCGCCAGTGTCGTCGCGCCTCGCGCTGTAAATCCCCATACGAGACACGATTTCCAGATCGATCGCACGCGCCGCGAACCATTCTTCCGCCCTTCGACTGAGCGTCATAGCTTTTGCCGCCTTTCCAGCTACAGTTCTTGCAGTTGAAGAAAACACCCTCGCCGTCGATCAGCACCGACAGGCACGGGTCGCGCTTGTGCTTGCGCAGGTGAGAACAGTTCGGGCAGACGGTTTTCTGATTGCCGTGCCGCTCGGCGCGAAGCCGAATGCCGAACTCCGCCAGGATGTCGGATGCTGTTTTCAAATCTGCGGCCTCCCGGTCGGAGCGCCGCGGGGCTGATTGAACCGCTGTGTTCGCCGCAGCCAGTTCTGCCCGGCCGCCGTCCAGTCCGCGAAAACGTTGCCCTTCGCCTGATGGTGGCCGATGAAAAAATCAAACTCCTCGGCAAGCGCCGGTTCCGGAAGCCGCCTGGAACGCCCGTAATCGAAAAACGCCGTCCTGAGCGCCGTGAACTCCGGACTGGCACGGTCCGGCATCGGCAGCGTCGCCGGCTTCCTCCGCCTGGGCTTGGGCGGATCGAGAGCATTCCCGTCGGGAGGGGTCCCCCCGGAAGGGGGGACTACAGGGGGTTTTCTATCTATTCCCTTCCCTTCCCTTCCCTTGGTTTCCGTAACGGTATCCGTGACGGTGTCGGTGACGACATCCGAGACGTGGTCCGCTACGGATTGCTGCGAGCGCTCCGTGACGACATCCGTAACGGTATCCGTAACGGATGCTGGCACGTTGTTGTGACGGTCATCGTTATTCCGCCGGTTCGCCGCGGCCACTGTGGCGGCAGCGGTACGTTGACGCTGAGATTTTTTCTTCGCCGCGGCCTCGATCGCCTTCTCGGCGATCACCGGATGATAGAACCGACCATCGGAGCACTTGACGAAGCCATGCAGCGCCGTATCCCGCACGGCCTCCCAGGCTTTTATATCGCGGCCGAAACCGGCGAGACTGGCCAGCAGGCGATCATCATCGGGCAACGATGCTGCCGGCACCTGATGCCACGCAGCGCACCACAGCAGCACCGCTGCACGGAACTCTTCTCCGCTGGATATGACCGCCAGTTCGCTGTCCCGCAGTCGCACCACATCAAGCGGCATGTAGGGAAAGTCTCGCAAGTCCAGGTCCGGCGGTGTCAGGGGAGCCGTCATGCTGCGTCCCCTTGCGCTGACCGCTCAAACTCTGCGAGCCAGCGCGCCCAGGCACGTCCAGCCGCAACGCCGTCAGCGATGTCCTGACTTGCCTGCGCCTTTGCGCGCGCGGCCAGCCACTCCCGCCAGAGTCGATCGAGACGGGTCTCCAATCGGGCGAGATTTTCGGCCTTCATGAATGATCTCCCAAGCTCTTTTCGAGATCGGGATCAGCGTCGAACGCTGCTGTCTCCCAGAAGGCCGCTCGCCGACCCAACCTGATCGCGCGCCGCAGATACTTCCGGGCTAAAAAATTCCGCATCGATGCGCTGCAAAAGCGCTTCGTATTTTGCAAGACGCTCCACAGTAGACCGGAGTTCGGCGAGTTCATCGACAGCAGCCTTGTCTTCAACGCGCCGGTTTACGATGGCGCGGAGTTGCTCGATTTCGGCGGTCCTGACCTTGACGCGATGGTCGCGGTACCAGACCGCGCGGATACGCCCGTAGGACCAGTCTTTGAGATCACGCGACAGGCGGTGAAACACCGCCTTCACGGACTCGTCGGCTCGTCGCGAGCCTGCAATCGTCTTCAGCAGGCCGGACGCCTCACGCAACGCAAACTCACTCATTTCAACCTTCGACGGTTTGTCGAACTTCACGCATTCCATCTGTGCTCTCCTGGCTTGGCATCGAGAACACGGATGCAGACGGGCGCAGCGTCGATGTCGGGAAAACTTGGACGCTGCGCCGAATTCAGTCGCGATTGCCGCCGGACAGCCCCTCCGTCGTGGTGATCGCAAACGCGGGACGGTCAGGCGAGGTGTGCGCCTGGCCGTTGCCGCTCTGATGAAAGGAAACTTGAATGGCGCCGAAGATCATCGATCGACCCCGCACCCCTGCCCACATTCGCCAGCGGGCAATCCAGATGTTTCGTGAATGGGATGCGTCGATGACGCGGGACCATGGCCCGCTGTACTATCGGAAGATGGGATACACGGTGCATTGATTATGCTGACACCATCTTGGCGAGGATTCGGTCTGCCACATTCAAGCTTGAGAGGGATGCTAGCTGAGACCAGAGCGAGATCGGCAATTGTGACGATGCCGCTTGTTGCCCGTTCAATTCTGGCAGCCAGATCAATCGACGGCGAACGTTCACCCTTTGCTAGGCGCGTGATCGTTGAAACCTCGCAGCCAACTTTCATCGCGAGCGCGGTGGCGGTCTGGTTCATTCGTTTGAGATATTCTGTCAGCGTCATGTTTTGCATTTTGCCTATTTGGCAATAAAATGCAAGATGTTTTTTGCCTATATGGCAGTGGCGGCATTTTGCCTAACCGGCAATATGCACGGATGGCACCCAACCGGATAAAAGAGCTTCGCGAATCTCAAGGGATGACCCTTGAGACCCTGGCCGAGCTAGTCGGGCTCTCGACGTCCTACGTTCAGCGACTTGAAAATGGCGAGCGAAACCTCGCCGTGAAGCATTTTGCAGCCTTTGCGACAGCCCTAAGGGTAAAGCCGGAAGACTTGATCAAAGAAACAAGCAGTAGGGAGCAGGTTCTTATCAAGGCTATTTTGAAGGCAGACTCTGCGACGCAGGCAGTGATTGCTCGATTGCTCGGAATCGATCTTGGCGCAATTCAGCCAGAACTGCCTTCCTCACATGAGGAGGAGAATTCCGCCAACGAGAAATGATCGCCAAGTCGAGGTTATCCATCAGCCACGCCCGTTACAGTTCATGATCTGTTCAATAGACTATAATTCCGGCACGACTGCAAAAGACAAAAATCCTATTTTTCGAGCAATGGGGTATTTATGCCGGATCTTCACAAGGGAATGACCAGCTTCGACCGCCAGCGCCCGGCGATGACATTGTGGTGGAACTCTACCCCGAGAAGGACGGCGACCAGCCCAAGGGCTTCCTGAAGCGGCTGGTGCGACGAACCGGGCTGCGGCTCTACTGTCAGCAGTTCAACCCACCGGCCGATATCGAGTTCGACATGGGCGAGGTGAAGAACGTCTGGCGCGTGCTGACGCTGCGGGATCTGTTGGGGTGA